GGAACCGCTCCTCGCTTTCGCTGAGCCGCCGACGCAGGAAGAAACCACCGACCTCTTGCAGCGCATCCGCGACGATCTGCACCCAGGACAGCGGGCGTTCGTCGATGATCAGACGACCGACATACTGGGCCTCTGTGCCGGCTACGGCAGCGGGAAGACACACGCGCAAGCTGCTAAGGCTGTCTTCCTTGCCTGCGCTAATCAAGGCTTCACCGGCTGCATCATGGAGCCCACTCAAAGCTTGGTGCGCGATATTTGGTTGACTGAGTTCGAGTCCTTCCTGCAGCGGTATGAAGTGCCCTATACCTTCCGAGCGAGTCCACTCCCTGAGGTGATTTTGCACCTACCCGGCGGGGATACCAAGATCCTCTGTCGGTCCCTAGAAAGCTGGACGAGGATCATCGGTCTTAATTTGGCGTGGGTACTGGTGGACGAAGTTGATACTGTCCCTACCTCTATTGCCGATCGGGCTTTTCCCAAGATCCTCGGCCGTCTTCGTTCTGGCAACGTCCGGCAGTTTGCAGCGGCCTCCACGCCTGAGGGCTTCCGCTGGATGTGGAACACGTTCGGGACTGAGGAGGCAAAAGAGCGCAAGGATCGCAAATTGATCAAGATGCGCTCAGCAGATAATCCACATCTCCCGCCGGACTTCATATCGAGGCTCGAGGCTTCATATGATCCGAGTTTGCTTGCTGCGTATCTCCAAGGCGAGTTCACGAATCTCACGACCGGCCAGGTCTACGATCGATTCAGCCGCGACAAGCACATCTGTCATGAGCTTCCAGATGTAAGCGACGAAATCCTGAGAATCGGGGTGGACTTCAACGTGGGCAACATGTCCGCCACTATTGGTGTGATTCTGGGTAAATCTTTATTGCTAATTGATGAGGTCAGCGGTTCTCGAGATACGGATGCTCTGGCCCAAGAGATCCGCCGACGCTATCCCCACCGTCGAATCTATGTCTACCCTGACGCCTCAGGTTCAGCGCGTTCGACTACTAATGCCAGCCTTACCGACATAAGCATTCTCGAGTCCTATGGGTTCAGCAATCAGTCACCTCGATCGAATCCAAGGGTCACTGATCGGGTGGCTTCTGTTCAAGCTTTGCTGGAGAACGGCAAAGGCGAGATCCGACTACAGGTAGCGGCGCATTGCAAAAGAACGATTGAGTGCCTGGAGCTGCAGAGCTACACCGAGCGAGGCGAGCCGGACAAAGAGGCGGGTTATGACCACATGAACGACGCTCTGGGCTATCTCGTATTCCGAGAGTTTTCGATATTGCACGCACGAGCTGGTCGAGGGACTGGCATCCGCCTGTACTGATGGTCCCTTTCTTGTGCCTGTGGATCTGTCGATTAACATCAAGGCATTAAGTAGGGCGGGACATGTATTCATCATTTGCAGGCGGCCGCCAGCGTGCCTCAAGCGTTGCGCTTGTTAATGATCCCAATAATGCCTACGTGAACATGGAGCCCCATTGGGAGCTTCTCGAATCGATCAGTCTTGGCACATTTGGCATTCGTAAAAAGCATAGGAAATACTTACCGCAAGAACCTAGAGAACTTGATGAGAGCTACGATTCACGCTTAATGCGTTCAACTTTGCCGCCTTTTTTTAGCAGGCTAGAAAGACTTTTGGCCGGTATGTTGACGCGAAAGCCTATTCGGCTGCAGGACGTAAGTGATACCGTCACAGAACAATTGTTTGATATTGATCTTCTCGGAAATAATCTGGACGTGTTTCTGTATGAAGCCGCCCGAAAGATGATTCGGTACGGTCACGTCGGCGTCTTGGTTGATGCACCGGCTGCGGGCCAGAACGGCCGACCGTATTGGTCGATTTATTCCCCGCCGGATGTGTTGGGCTGGAGGAGTGAAATTATCGACGGGCAGCAGAAACTGACTCAGTTGCGTCTGTACGAGAAGGTGGTGCAGCCTGACGGTGACTACGGCGAGAAGATGGTGGAGCAGGTCCGAGTCCTGACCCCTGGCGCTTTCGAGATCCACCAGAAGGACAAGAAAGGCGACTATCGAGTAGTGGACGAGGGAACGACGAGCCTGGATGTCATCCCCTTCTCTGTGGCTTATTCCAACCGGACGGGGGTTCTCGAATCACGCCCGCCGTTGGCTGATATTGCCGAGCTGAATCTGAAGGCTTATCAGGTACAGAGTGATTTAGACAACCAACTGCATATCTCGGCTGTTCCCATGTTGGCCGTGTATGGCTTCCCGCAGTCGGCCGAGGAGATCAGCGCAGGCCCTGGGGAAGCGATGGCCCTTCCTTTGGATGCGAAGGCCGAATATATCGAGCCCCAAGGCCGGAGCTTCGACGCTCAGTTCCGCCGGCTGGATCAAATCGCTAGCCAAATTAACGAGCTAGGACTGGCCGCGATTCTGGGCCAAAAGCTGTCAGCAGAGACGGCGGCATCAAAGAGGATCGACCGCAGCCAAGGAGATAGCACGATGCAGGTGGTGGCCCAGCAAATGCAGGACTTGATTGACAACTGCCTGCAGTATCACGCGGACTATCTGCAGATTCCTGAGGCTGGCAGCTCCTTTGTCAATCGTGACTTTATGGCGTCACGTTTGGAGCCGGATGAGATCCAAGCATTGCTGCAGCTCTACACCGCAGGGACAATTACTCAATCCACGCTGTTGGAGCAGCTAGAGGCCGGCGAGATCCTTGGCGACGACTTCGACGTTGAGGAGGAGTTGGAAGGCACGCAGAACGGGGGCATGATTGAGATGGATCAGCCAGAGCCTGCGGCACGGGAAACCATGCCCGAGGAGTCGGCTGAGCCAGAAGACCAAGATGAAATGCCCGAGTAATGAGCTGGATCAAGGACCTACGGAAGAAGCAACCGGATGACGGTCACAAGCAGTTGCTGTTTTTTTCGCTCGGGGAACTGACCGATCAAAACTATGCAGTTGTACGCACAACGTGGCACGACAAAGGACATGTGATTGCAGTCACCGAAACTCGTATTCATTTGTATGACGAAGATATGCGTAATGAGATGCGTGACATCATTAAATCCGCTTTGCAGGCCGGCGCTGATGTTTCGTTGATTTGTGTTGAAACTCCTGAGGAGTTGGGGTTGAAACCGGCATGAATGAACTGGCCGAACTGTTCCGAAATGCGATTGAACTCAATCGTTACAGCAACAACGTGGCCCGAAGGGTCATTGAGTCATATAACGATCGGGTGCTGGACGCTATTGATGAGCTGGCTTCTGCTGATGGGTTGTCGGCAGTTGATCAAGCTGAAAAGCTCCAGGGGATTCTCCAAGAATTAAAAGTTGAGTTGCAGGCGTGGGGCGCGTTTAGCTCCTCTTTGATGATTGATGAGATGCAGGAGTTAGCAGTTGTTCAGGCCCGTTTTAGTGAGCAGGAGCTGAGCCGGGTTGTGCCGGAGAGTGAGGAGGAGCCGGTGCGGCGTGTGCCGATCTTGGCGGGCTTTGCTGCTGCTGTTGTGTTGTCTGACCCCACGGCTCGGGGTGTTGTGGCTTTGAGCGACAACCTGCAGGAGCGAGTGGCTGGGCGGCCTGTGGGCCAGTTGGCGGCCGGTGGTGCAGTACGGCTGCCCAATGGCGAAGTGGTGGATAAGGCGTTTCGGCGGATTGCGACCAGGCAGGCGGAACTATTCGGGCTGACGGTGCGGAATGGTTTATTGAGCGGGCAGACCATCAACCAAATATCACGACAACTGCGTGGCAGTTTGCGTAAGGGCCAGCGGGGGTCACTTAACAGGATCATCCAGGCCGGCGGGCAGATGACATCAGCGGCGAATAATCAGATGCGGGCGATTGTTCGCACGACGGTGACGCAGATGGCTGTGGAGGCCGATCGATTTGTGGCGCTTGCTAATCCGTTGATTACGAATCGTTATCGGTACACGGCGGTGTTGGACACGCGAACGTCTGCGCGTTGTCGATCACTGGACGGCAAGATTTACGAATGGGGCAAAGGCCCATTGCCACCGCAGCATTTTAATTGTCGATCACGGACGCGAAGCATTTGGCGCGGGGAGACTGGGCGCGAGAGTGACATCCGGCAAGACTATGGCGAATGGCTAAATCAACAGGATGAGGCGATCAAGTTGGGTGTGCTTGGCCCTGGGCGTTTGAAGTTTTGGGATCGTCTTGTTAGTCGCTTTGGTCCGGACGAGGCGATTCGCAAATTTGTAGCTAGGGACGGAACAGAGCTAACCTTGGAGCAACTCAAACGCCGCTATCCCAATGGGAAAGCTTCATAGCAGATTTCAACTCACGCTTCCGGGCGAAGAGAAGAAGTCCAAACCCGCAGCTAAAAAAGCTGAGGCCAAAAAAACAGCAACTAAGGAGCAAGGTTGATGCCTCGTTATTCCGGACCTAAAAAGCCCCAGATGACTGCACCCAAAAAGAAAAAGAAAGGGGGCAAGAAAAAGTAATGGCTAAGAAGCAGCGGCGCGTCCCAAAAGACAAGGCCACTGGTCTGCCTAAAAAGTATCTTTCCGGTGCCAAGAGTCGCTCAGGTAAAGCCCGAGAGATCAAGCGCACTGCTGCTGCTTATAAGGCGGGCGAATTCATCGACATCAAAGCCGTTTCTGCATCGAGGACCAAACAAGGTGGCCCCAAAAAGAAAACCACTAAGCGAGGCAACAAAAGTCGCGCTTCAAAAAAAGGCCGATAAGTCCAGGTTCACGTATGGGCAGCTATCTGCTGTCTATCGCCGTGGTCAAGGTGCTTATCTGTCGAGCGGATCGCGCAACGTTCCCATGGCTGCGTGGGCAATGGGCCGTGTGAATAGCTTTATTTCTGGCAAGGGTGGGGCACGAAAGGCTGACGCTGACCTGCTGAAAAAAAGCAAGAAGAAGTGATGGCGCAGATCAAACGAGGTGGTCATACGTTTGCGGGCTACGACAAGCCGATCAGTACGCCGAGTCATTCGAGCGGCAAGTCGCACGCTGTTGTCATTAAAGACAAAGGCAACGACAGGCTTATCAGGTTTGGGATGCAGGGCGCACAAACAAAGCGCCCGCGCAAGGGTGAATCAGCGGCGGATAAGGCAAAGCGTGCGTCTTTTAAGGCGCGTCATGCGAAAAATATCGCTAAGGGCAAAACAAGCGCGGCGTTTTGGGCGAACAAAATTAAATGGAGCTGATAGCCTTTAAAGGCAATTTAGCCTGTGGCTAATTCATGTCCGAAGAACAAACTGCTCCTGTGGAGCAATCTGTTGACACAAGCGAATTAAAAACAGAACTCGAATCAATGAGGCGTAAAAACGCTGAATTGCTGGATGAGTACAAAAAAGCAAAAGCTCAAGCAAAGGCTGTGCCTGA